AGTGTTGGGAAAGACCGCCTGGTCCTGCGGGCTACGGTTGGGAAGTACCAAGAGTCGAAGTTGACGAAGCTGTTCGAATCGCATTTGCAAAGTACAAAGTCCACAAGATCTGGGCCGACCCTTCAGGCTGGCAGTCTTACCTTGACGCTTGGAACTCCACCTTCGCAGACAAAGTCGTCGCAGTTTACCCTTCCAGTCAGCGCAAGCTGATGGCGCAGGGACTTGACCGCTTTCTTGAAGACATTCTCGAAGGCAGACTAAAGCACAACGGCGCAGCAGAGCTTACAAGACATGTAACCAACGCAGTTCCAACGCGGTACGGTCAAGTCATGAAGCCATCGCAAAGTCACAAGATCGACGGCTTAATTGCCGCTGTTTTGGCCTACCTAGGCCGCACCGAAGCGCTTGTTAATCCCGAGCCCGTTGCACCCAAAGTCAGTTACCGCACTATTCAAGTCTAGGAGACCTATGAAGCGTTTTGACGTTAGCCTCATTATTGAGGTCTTAGGCGTTGCACTCGTAACGATTGGTCTTGCTCTATTCTCACCGCCGATTGCCCTCATCGCTCTCGGTTCATTCCTCGTTTGGGCTACAGAAAAGGCTAATTGATGACCGCTGGCATTTATAACACAACCATTGACCAAGGCTCCGTGTGGTCGGTCGTGCTTGTGTACACTGACTCCAACAATACACCTGTTAACTTGACTGGCTACACAGCTGCTATGCAACTGCGACAGAATTACAACTCTACAACGGCCGATTTGACGCTGACTACAGCGAACGGCGGCATTACAATCGTCGGTGCAACTGGCACCATCACAATCACAGCCACTGCAACACAAACTGGCTTGCTTGACCCAGGTTTTTACGTTTATGACCTAGAGCTTACCTCAGGCTCAAACATCTCTCGCCTAATCCAAGGCCAGTTGACCGTAGCAGAGCAGGTGACACGATAATGGCCAATAAAGTCACCATCAACGAAACCAACAACACAGTCGAGATCTCAGCTCCTGGCCCACAAGGCTCACAAGGACCAACGGGCCCAACGGGTGCGATAGGCGCAACAGGCCCAACAGGTGCAACAGGCGCGGCTTCAACCGTAACTGGACCAACAGGTTCAACAGGCCCAACAGGGGCAACAGGTGCAGCTTCAACCGTAACTGGACCGACTGGCCCAACAGGCGCGGCCTCAACCGTAACTGGCCCAACTGGCGCAACAGGTGCGGCTTCAACCGTGACTGGACCAACTGGCCCAACAGGCGCTGCTTCGACCGTAACTGGACCAACTGGTGCCCAAGGAGTAACAGGCCCAACAGGCCCAACGGGTGCGGCTTCTACAGTGACTGGCCCAACAGGTGCAACGGGTGCTCAGGGTGCCCAAGGCATTCAAGGTGTGCAAGGCATTCAAGGCGAGGTCGGCCCTACAGGTCCGAACGGTTCTACTGGTCTTACTGGCGCAACTGGCGCAACAGGTCCAACTGGCGCAACAGGCGCAGCCTCGACAGTTACAGGCCCAACAGGCGCTGAGGGAGCAACTGGCCCAACGGGTGCACAAGGCATTCAGGGTGTTACAGGCGCAACAGGCCCAACTGGAGCGACTGGCGCAACAGGCCCAACTGGCGCAACAGGCGCAGCTTCCACAGTAACTGGCCCGACAGGTCCGACAGGTGCGCAGGGCGTAGCTGGTGCGAATGGTGGCTCCACTAGCTTATTCGATTACAGCGCAGACACCTCAGCTACCTCGGGCGACCCTGGTGCGGGCGACATACGCTGGAATAACGCCACACAAATCAACGCTACGGCACTACTCATTGACCATTTAGACACCAATGGCAACGATATTGATGTCTTTATTGCCCTGCTTAAAGCAGACGATTTTATTATCGTACAAGATCGAGATGTCCACACTAACTTTCAGAAGTTCAAAGTCACAGCAACGGCGACCATTCTTGGTGGCTACAGTTCCGTTCCAGTAGTCTTAGACTCTTCAGGCGGCACTGGCACAACCAACTTTAGCAACTTTCAAGCTCTTGCTCTATTGCTCATCAGCGTCGGCCTTCAGGGCGCGACAGGCCCAACTGGTGCAACAGGCGCTACAGGCCCAACTGGCTCTGCGGGTGCTACTGGCGCAACTGGCCCAACTGGAGCTAACGGCGCAATCGGCGCAACAGGCCCAACAGGTGCCGAAGGTGCAACTGGCCCAACAGGTGCAGCGGGCGCAACTGGCCCGACAGGAGCTAACGGCGCAATAGGAGCAACAGGTCCAACAGGTGCACAAGGTATTCAAGGTGTAACAGGACCAACTGGCTCACAAGGAATCCAAGGAATCCAAGGTGTTCAAGGAGTTCAAGGCGACGTCGGCGCCACAGGTCCAACAGGCACGGCTGGTGCAGTTGGCGCAACAGGTCCAACTGGTGCAACGGGCGCAACAGGCCCAACTGGTGCGAATGGTTTAGACGGCGCAACAGGCCCGACTGGCCCTACAGGCGCAACAGGAGCAGCTTCAACTGTTACAGGCCCAACAGGTCCGACAGGTGCGGCTTCTACAGTCACAGGTCCAACAGGTGCTACAGGCCCAACAGGTGCAACGGGCGCAGCCTCAACAGTTACAGGTCCAACAGGTGCTACAGGCCCAACAGGCGCTCAAGGTGGGGACAACCCAGTCGTTGACTACATTGACGGCGGGGCAAACGCTGCTGGAATCACTGGCGACGTGATCTACAATTCGGGGCTATCTAGCGCAACGTCTTGGACTTACACCATAGACGCAGGCGCTTCGACAACAACGTTCTAACCTAAAGACAAGGGATAATCACATGACAGCAAGACTCCAAAATCGCCGAGACACGGCAGCAAACTGGACAGCCAATAACCCAACCCTTGCTGCAGGTGAACTCGGACTCGAGACTGACACCGCTAAGTTTAAGATCGGTGACGGCACTACTGCTTGGAACTCATTGGCCTACGCTTACACAGCTGGCGCAACTGGACCAACTGGCCCAACAGGCGCAGCTTCAACCGTCACTGGTCCAACTGGTGCTACTGGTGCGGCTTCTACCGTTACAGGCCCAACAGGTCCCACTGGTGCAACTGGCGACGCTTCAACCGTTACAGGCCCAACAGGTCCGACAGGTCCAACTGGCCCAACTGGCGCAGCTTCGACTGTCACAGGTCCTACAGGTGCAACTGGTCCAACAGGCCCAGGCCTTTTAGTTGGTTTTAGCCCACAAGCTGGCAACTACACACTTGCCGCTGGAGATCTAAACGAACTTGTTACAGTGAGCGCAACCGCGACAATCACAGTGCCACCTTCCGTGTTTAGCGCAAACGATCAAATCCATGTGCAACAGACTGGCGCTGGCCAACTTACATTCGCACAAGGCGCGGGCGTCACAATCACATCAACTGGCGCAACTGCTTCAGCTCCGAAAACAAGAGCTCAGTATTCAGCCTGTACAGTGATTTGCACAGCTTCAAACACATTTACTATCGTGGGAGACATCGCCTAACATGCCAATCATCGGGATTGTAGCTAGCCAAAACTACCCAAGAACTGTGCCACTTGACTATTTAGTAGTCGCTGGTGGCGGCGGTTCTCCTGGCGCGACTAACTGTTGCACAGGTTCTGGTGGTAGCGGAGCAGGCGGCCTAAGAGAGTCTAACTTTTCAACAGCAAGAGGCATAACTTACACCATCACAGTTGGTAACGGTGGAAACGCCGCCAATGGTGGCAATTCTTCTATTGCTGGCTCAGGTTTGGCTACAATTACAGCCAACGGTGGCGGATACGGTTCAACCTTTTCCAATGGAGACCCAGCAACTGCTGGCGGTTCAGGTGGTGGTGGGTGCTACCCAACTGCTGCTGGTGGAGCGGGTAACACGCCTTCCACATCTCCCAGCCAAGGAAATGCGGGCGGTCTTAACCTAACTGGAGACCCTGATGCGGGTGGTGGCGGCGGTGGCGGTGCGGGAGCAGCAGGCCTTCCTGGCTGTAGCCCTACAGGGTACTACACTGGTAGCGGCGGCAACGGAATCCAATCCTCAATCACTGGCACAGCGACTTATTATGCTGGTGGTGGTGGTGCTGCAGTGCGAGGAAACTGGCAATATGGTTTTACATACTTTAAAGGCGTAGCTGGACTTGGTGGTGGCGGCGTTGGTTCAAATCACAACTCAGATACGCATACAAACGGTACAGCGAATACTGGCGGTGGCGCAGGTGGAGCGTATGGCCAAACAGGTGGAGCTGCCACAATTGGCGGTTCGGGCGTTGTTATACTTCGTTACCCAGATTCTTTTGCTGCAGCGGCTTCAACAACTGGTTCTCCAACTGTCACCACAGTAGGCGGATACCGCATCTACAAGTTTACTGGGAACGGGAGCATTACATTATAATGGCGCATTTTGCAAAATTAGACGAAAACAACAATGTTATTGAAGTGGCTGTAGTGGCTAATGCTGCTCTTGACCCTAAAAATGAAGAAGCTTCAGGGGTTG